AACATAGGAACTAGCGGTACGATACTAAATCCTATGTTAACTAAAACTATCAAGGTTATATAAGTCACCGTATATTTATATTCTTTAATGTATTTCATTTTATAATACCCACTTTTTAAATTGTTCGCCCATTACTTGGCTGGCGATATCCATTTTTCCCCGCAAGGCTTTGACGATCTTTTCGTCAATAGTACCTTCCGATATTAAATCTATATAAGTGACCGTGTTCCGTTGTCCGATCCTATGCGCCCGGTCTTCACTTTGCATACGAACCGCTAAATCAAAGCTATTAGAGAAATAAATTACGTTTTGTGCGGCTGTTAAGGTCAACCCGTAACCTCCCGTCTGAGGATTACCTACAAAGAACTTAGCGTCCCCATTTTGAAAGCGCTCCACTGCTGTAACTCTATCGTCATCACTAGTGTCTCCGTAATAGTCAACCGCTGACCCTGGTCCATAGACCTTGTTCAACTCTTTTGTTATGCGCTGCACATCGTACCGGAACCTTGACCAAATAATGGATTTACCGTCCACCTCTTCAAGACACTGCATAAGTTCTTTTAAACGGTTGTCTTCTATCTCGATCAATTCACCGTAGTCAGATTTAGTATGCCCCGACAAAACCTGTTGCATTCTCAATAGCTGAGTCATGATGTTAGGTGCCGTCATAAATTCATTGTCATTAATATGAGCAAGGGCAAATTCTTTTATCTCAGAGTAAATTCTTTTCTGTTCAGAGGTCAGCGCGACACTTCTTTGCGTATAGACTTTCTCAGGAAGGTCTAAGCATTCATCTTTAGTTATCCGGGAAGAAAATGTTTTCAGCAATGCCGACAGTTCTTCAAGGTTTCTATACCCAACTATTAAATTGAAAGAGTGACTTCCAACGGTTCTCTTTTTAATAATGCTGTAGTGATGCTGAAACTTAAAAAAGTTATCACCGTAATCGCCTAATAAAGAATCATCCATAAAGCTACACTGCGCCCAAAGGTCTAAAGGTGATTGGGTAACAGGAAATCCGGTCAATATTCTACGGTACTTAGCCAGCTTACCTATTTTTATAAGTGCTTTGGTTCTTCGCGCTTTAGGACTTTTTATTGCCGTTGATTCGTCCACTGCTAGTAGGGCCGTAGAGGCCTTTAGAAGGGCTTGTAAATATTTCTTACCTTTCTCCGTGGACAGTGCTTCAACGTTCATAAGGAAGACCCTAAGCTCCTCTGAGGGGGCTAAGAACTCCTTTAACATTGTTTTGTTACCCTTAGTAACAGAAGGGTTCCAAACTGCTACTTGGTGTTTAATTCTATCGGGAAGATGAGCCGGGATCTCCTGGTTAGCCCAGTTTCTGTAAACCCCTTTGGGGGCTATAACTATTAAAGTATCTATCTCGCCCTTCTCATAAAGAATGCCTGCATTGTCGATGCACACTTTCGATTTTCCAGTACCCATTTCCATTAAAAAAGCCCAGTTGACTTTATTCCAGCATCGTTTTAGAACATCTGACTGGTGTTGGTACGGTTTTGTTTTATATTCATACGCCATGATTAATGGGATTATAGTCCATCATTTTATAATTGCAATATAAAAAAACGGTGCTATAGTGATTTTAGAAAGGAGAGAACAATGGCTGTATATGTTACGCAAGAGAACCCTCGAGTTGATATCTTATCAGCAGCGAAGTGGGGAGATCTTGTTCCCCTTGCATCTCCTTTTGATCAAATTCATTTAAATTCTGGACGCATCGTTTCTCAGTTACGGAGAAAGCTGAAAGACTTTAATGATGATGATTGGTTATTAGCAATGGGAGATCCAGCTATCATCGGTGTTGCATTCGCAATTGCCGCAGACGTTAACCGTGGGCGAGTCGGCTTATTGAAGTGGGATAAGATTGAGAAGATGTACTATCCCGTCTTGATAAGTGTCCGTGGTGGCATCACAGAACTTTAACCCTGAAGAGGAGATACTTTAATGAACGACGATGTATGGAGTGCAATAGAAGCAGACGCCAGTCTTTTTGAAAGTCTAACAACTGAAACGGGTGGGGAACTTTCTGATCTCATCCGCCAGGTGATAGAAGTTGAGAAGGCCGTGGCACAGTCTGAAGAACAACTGAAGAGCCTAAAGAAAAGGCGCGACAGTTATCTATTCGACTCAATCCCTGCAAAGATGCAGGAAGTTGGAATGGACAAGGTAGTAGTTGAGGGGCACACAGTTAGCCTTTCTACTTTTGTTTCTGGCACGTTGCCAAAAGACCCCCTTCAAAGAGATGTAGCTTTCTCGCATTTACGCGATATTGGTTGCGCTGACTTTATAAAAAACGAAGTTAAGGTTTCGTTTGGAATAACCGAAGACAACCTCGCTAAAAGTGTGCAAGCAGATCTTGAAGAAAAAGGTCACGATACAACGTCCAAAACTTGGGTTGAACCCCAGACGCTTAAAAAGTTATTACGTGAGCGTGTGGAGAACAACGAAGAAATCGACCTTGATATTTTTAATGCACATATTGGAACAGTAGCTAAGATAAAAGGAGCTTAGAATCATGGCTAACAAAAAAGAAGAAGCAAACCTACCCTCTGAACTAGAGGCGTTATTCGCAGAAGACTCTGGAAAAGGTTTTGAGGAAGTTACATCTAGTGACATCCAGATACCCTTTCTCAGAATGATACAACAAATGTCTCCCCAGATTAATAAGAAAGAGGCCTCTTATATAGAAGGGGCAGGTGGTGGAGATATCTTCAATACCGTAACCAATAAGTATTGGGAAGGTTCTGAGGGCGTTGTAGTGATACCAGTCTACTTTCAGATGAAACTATTAGAGTTCGTACCAAGAGATCAAGGCGGCGGGTTCGTAGGCGAGTTGTCTGCGGCATCAGAAGAGGTGAGAACCGCAACAAGAGATCAAGGAACGGGTATGGAAATGTTGGTCAGTGGAAACGAGCTTGTTCGCACAGCACAACATTACATAAAAATTGTTCATGAAGACGGATCATTAGAAAATGCTATTGTTGACATGAAGAAAACCCAGTTAAAGAAGTCCCGCCTTTGGGTGTCTATGATGACCATGCAAAAGCGTAACGGGAAAACCCTACCCTCTTATGCTTGTACATATCGTCTAAAGACAGTTGAGGACGGAAACGACAAAGGAAGTTGGAATACGTGGTCAGTAGCTCACGAAGGGATGATTCCTGGGATTGAAGCCTACAATGATTGCAAGGAGCTACATGGAAGTATCTCTAGTGGCGCACTGAAGATTGCACCGCCGCCTAGCGAAGAGTTACTAACAGGTCCTTCAACTACGGACGAAGACATTCCGTTTTAAATTGGGGATGCCCCCGCTTTTAACTAGGCGGGGGCATATTTTTACATGAGTTTATCAGAAAGATTTTCATCTCTTTTTAGAGGTTTCGGCGGGGCGCATGGACAGACCACTGTTCTTGATACCCAGCGCGAAGGAAAGAAGAAGGCTAAAAGTTTCTTGGTCCGTGAACCGTTGACCCTTGACCTTGTACAACAGCATTTAGACGGTAAACGTGGTGTCGGTAGCGTCCCTATAGATGAGACAAACAACTGTTACTTTGGGGCCTTAGATATTGATGACTATAATTTAGACTTGATTGCTTTGTATAAGAAGGTTGAGAGGTTAAAGCTCCCTTTAGTTATGTGCCGATCAAAGTCTGGCGGAGCGCATCTGTTTCTGTTTATGGCAGAAAAGATTGCGGCTTCAGAAATACGAGATAAGCTTTCAGAGTTTGCATCTGCCTTAGGGTGGGGAACGTGTGAGATATTTCCAAAACAAGAACAGGTTATTGTTGAGCGAGGTGATGTCGGAAACTTCATAAACTTACCTTACTTCAACGCTAGGTATACCACCCGGTATGCCCTGGACAAGAAGGGGGAAAGTTTAACCCTTGAAGAGTTTCTAGACAGGGCCGAATCAAAGAGAGTTGACCTTACGACTTTAGCTAAGTGTACAGCGGGGGCTGATGAAAAGGTATTACCTTTAGGCCCCCCTTGCCTTCAGCAAATAGCTGAGTCAGGTATTCCAGAGGGATGCCGGAACAGTACCTTACTGAACATCGGAGTGTACCTCAGAAAGGTTGATCCAACCAACTGGAAACAGCTTTTAGAGAAGGCTAATCAGGACTATTGCAGCCCGGCAATTCCAGCAAGCGAGATTGTGACAATCCAAAACCAGTTAGACAAAAAAGAATATATGTACACCTGTAAGCAGGAACCCCTGTTAAGTCACTGTAACAAAGCACTCTGCAAGACTAGGAAGTACGGTGTCGGCACTGGTCAGGGAACCGCTACTATTGGGGGCCTCACCGTGGTTGAATCAGAACCCCCTGTTTGGTTCGTGGATGTAGACGGATCGAGGCTTGAGTTATCAACTAAACAGTTACAGATGCAGGTAGAGTTTCAACGGGCGTGTATGGAACAGATGTATAAAATGCCAGCAAAGGCAAAGGACAACGATTGGCGGGACTTAATTGATACTCTATTGAGTAACGCTACCCATGTATCTGTGCCGGAAGAACTTACGAACAAGGGTCAGTTCTTAGAGCTTCTTGAGATGTACTGCACTTCCAGAATTAAAGCGCAAAGTCCAGAAGAGATTATGACGGGTAAGCCTTGGACGGAAGAAGGTGTTACGTACTTTAAGTTAACAGGGCTACAAGATTTTCTCAAGCGTCACAACTTTACCTTTTATACCAGGGGACAGGTAACCGAAAGACTTAAAGAATTAAACAACGGTGGTGTTTCAACTAAACAATATTATTTTAAAGATAGTAATGATAATAAGAAAAACGTAAGGGTTTGGTATATACCTGAGATGGATAGATCAGAAGTAGCTTTACCGGGTGTTAAGTTTGAATCGGATGAGGATGTTCCGTTTTGATAGAACAGAAAACAATCCTTGGCCCCCCAGGAACAGGGAAAACCCAGACCAACTCTAACCTGGTACGTGATTGTATTTTAAGTGGTATGGATCCTTTTAAGATTGCTTGCGTGTCCTTTACCCGAAGAGCAGCACAAGAAAGCAGAGAAAGGGTATGCCTGGATTTAGGCCTTGAGGAAGACTGTCTTCCGTACTTCCAAACGTTACACTCTATGGCTTTTAGGTCTGGTGGCCACAAGGTTGATGACGTTATCCGGTCGGAAGATCTAGGGGTCATAGGAAGGTCTGTAGGTTTAACTTTTACAGACTCTAATAAGAAGGCTAGAGAAAGCGACTTTGATATTATTGGGTACTCAAGGGGTGACGAATATTTATCTCTTTACCAAATGTCTAGAAGCCTGATGAGATCTTTAGAAGACTGCTATAACAATTTAGCTAACTATGATCTGCACTGGAAAGAACTCACACGGCTTGTAGACGCTTATGAGCACTACAAAGAAGTACACAAAAAGGTAGACTTCACAGACATGATTGAAGGCTTTATAAGAAGAGATGAGCCGCTTAATCTTGACGCTTTGTTTGTGGACGAAGCCCAAGACTTATCTACCCTTCAATGGTCCATGGTCAACGTACTAAGGAGAACTCCTAAGTTCCAGGTATTCACTGGTGATGATGATCAAGCTATCATGGGGTTCCAAGGAGCGGACGTTGGCGCTTTCCTGAATGCTACGAAGAAGAAAGAGGTCCTCACTCAGTCCTACCGACTACCTAAAAGGATATGGCAGGAAGCACAGAGGATCGTTTTAAAAATAGAGGACAGAGCGCCCAAGACCTGGCTCCCTAAAGATGAAGAGGGTTCCGTTCATTTTCATCAAAACTTTTCAGACGTTCCTCTTGATTCGGGGCAGTGGTGCATTTTGGCCCGAACAAATCATTTAGCCACTTACTACGCCGGACTCCTTGAAGCAGAAGGGTGGGTCTATAGCCGGAACGGGGTCACAAGTATCCACCCTAAGACGTATGACGCTATTATATCTTGGGAGAGTTTAGCCAAAGGAAGAAGCATCGAGGTCTCCAGCTTAAAGAATATATACAACTTAATGAAGGTGGATGTCGATTATACAAAGGGCCATGGCCCACGGTCCAAGTGCTTTACCTCGCTTACTTCAGATCAGTTAGTAGATATGTCTTTCGCACAGGAGAACCTAGGCTTAAACTGGAACAGCGACACTAGGTGGCACAAAGCGTTATCTAAGATAGACTTGGGCACAAAGAACTATGTCCTTAATGCCTTACGCAGAGGGGATAACGTTAAGAACCCAAGAATAAAATTAAGTACCATACATTCAATGAAGGGCGGCGAAAGCGATAACGTCCTTGTTATTACGGACATATCGTACGCCTGCTGGAAGCAATACCAAAAGGATCCTTCTGTTGAGCATCGAGTTTTTTATGTCGCTGTAACCAGGGCTAAGAAGTCTTTACATATAATGGAACCCAACACACGGAGATATTACGAGATATGATAGACGAAGATCAAGGATACCTACAAGTAAATACTCCGCAAGAGATTCTAGAAAAGGCCGGAAAACTTATATCTGGTCCAAGGGCTGTTCAGCACGGGGACTATAAAGTTCTTCATGCAAGGGTTGCCTCTATGTGGAGTTCTTTTTTAGATCACCCCATAACATCTTCAGATGTGGCATTCTGTATGCTTTTACTAAAAGGCGCGAGGTCTAAAGTAGGAGGATATAACGAAGATGATGGAGTTGATGGAACGGCCTATGCGGCCTTGTGGTCTGCACTTGATGAGTTCGAACGTGCTGGGGGGTCTTAGCTATGCAAGAAGATCTTTTTGATGAGACAACTTGGACTCCGCCAGATGTACTACCGGATTTGTCTGGGGAAAAGCTTATATCCATAGACGTTGAGACAAGGGATCCAAACTTGTTAAGTAAAGGCCCCGGATGGTCCAGGGACGATGGTGAGTTGATAGGTATTGCTGTAGCGGCGGATGGGTGGAATGCTTACTTGCCGATTGCCCATGACGGTGGCGATAACATGTCGAAGAAGACGGTATGCCGCTGGATGCAGGACCAACTGAACCACGGCATGGATGTCGTATTTCATAACGCGCAATATGATCTAGGGTGGCTTTTATCCGAAGGAATAGAGATTAAAGGCAGGGTGTTGGACACTATGATTGCGGCTCCCTTGCTTGATGAGAACAGATTTAGTTACTCTCTTAACGCTCTAGGGGCTACCTATTTAGGTGAGAAGAAACAGGAGTACGACCTTAAAAGAGCAGCGGAACAGCATGGCGTTGATGCCAAAAAAGAGATGTGGAAGTTACCTGCTTCCAGGGTGGCTACGTATGCGGAAGCAGATGCCCGACTAACATTAAAACTTTGGCACGTACTGATCGAAAAGCTCTCTAAGGAGAACTGCGATAACATACTGGAACTTGAGCTATCCCTGCTTCCTATAATATTTGAGATGAAGCGTAAGGGTGTGCGGGTTGACTTAGAAAAGGCAGCAGCTACTAAAAAGTTTTTAGAGAAGAAGGAGAAAGCTTTATTAAAGAAGGTTCATGACGAATCTAATATTTGGTTAGAACCATGGAACGCTACATCTTTAGCCAGCGTATTTGATGCCTTGAAGTTGACATATCAGCGCACGGCCAAGACTAATGCCCCAAGTTTTACTAAGCACTTCTTGCAGACTAACAAGCACCCTATCGCTAAGGATGTTTTGGAAATCCGCGAATACAATAAAGCGAACACTACTTTTGTAGACACTATTTTAAACCACCAGTACAAGGGCCGCATCCACTGCCAGTTCAACCAGCTACGCTCAGATGAAGGGGGCACGGTATCGGGAAGGTTCTCTTCCAGCCACCCTAATTTACAACAAGTTCCAGCGAGGCACCCAGAAATAAAGAAAATGATCCGGGGGCTATTTATCCCCGAAGATGGTTGTAAATGGGGGAGCTTTGATTACAGCGCCCAAGAGCCTCGATGGTTGATGCACTACGCCTCTAAAACACCTGCTACACGCGATAATGAAAAAGTTATTGAAATCGTAAATCAGTACCAAAATACTGATTTAGACTTTCATCAGATGGTCGCTGATATCGCAGATGTTGACCGGACTACCGCTAAGGTAATCAACCTAGGAATCATGTATGGAATGGGCATTGGTAAGTTGGCGAATGTCATGGGCGGCATTCCCTTTGAAGACGCTAAAGCAATCCGTAACGATTACGATGAGAAGGTCCCTTTCATTAAGGGCATGGCTTCTTCGGTCATGAAGGTTGCGGCGGAGCGCCAAGAAATACGCACTTTACTGGGACGGAAATGCAGGTTCCCTATGAGGGAGCTTAAGGGCTACAATAAGGGGGCTAGTTCTCTCATACACAAGGACCGTCTGGAAGAACGCTGGGAACATATTATGGAAACCCCTCTTGAGGATCGGGATCCTAAATGGAAGACGCAGGATCCTTCAAGATATCAAGTGGCCTTTACATACAAGTCTTTAAATAGATTAATCCAAGCCTCATCTGCTGATCAAACTAAAATGGCTATGAAGCTGTGCGCCGATCACGGATTTTTACCCATGCTCACGGTCCATGATGAACTGTGCTTTTCGATCAAGAGCGAGGAAGATGCCAAGAAGATTAAGGATTTGATGGAGAACTGTGTCCCTGATCTTTGCATACCCTCAATCATAGATGTTGGCATGGGCACCGATTGGGGCAATGCCAAATAATTAAAAAAAGGGCAGCCCCAGAAGGACTGCCCCAAGTTATTGGTGGATAACAACTATTGCTTTTCGGAAAAAACTTCGGTAGCCTGTTCCAATTCCAGTTCCGAAAAAGGATCTTTAGAAAGTTTATCTAATTCAAAAACAGACCAAAGATGTCGCGACTTTCCAGTTAGTCTAATAGACTTTAAACAACTATTAGGGTCTTTTGCTAAACGGTAAAATCTAGCGGCCATGCTACGGGAGTGTTCCCCAAATAAGTAACAACAAGCTTCCTGAGTAGTCAGTAACCGTGGAAGTAATGGTTTTTCAAGATTCATACTATGAATCCTTTCGTTTAATTTGACGCCGCAATACGCAGCGCCTTCTGACAAGAAATATCACATGATGTATCTTAAATTTAAAGATGCAATTTGTGTCAATTTTTGTACTTTTGTAGACAGATGATGTTTTTTGTGTACTAGGGGCAATGCCAAATAAGCTTAGGTGATATGCTAAACCACCATTAGTCCTGTTGTTCGGAGCATTGTAAAACGTGTCTCTAACCAACAGGAGACTACTATGTTATACCGAAATAAAATTGACTTTAATATCTTCAAGACTATTGTTAACTTTTTTGAAGAGTGGATGAACGAGAGTTATAAGGCTTGGGTAAAAGCTGGAAAGTATGACTCATTCTAGTTTAGGTACGAAATCAACTCTATCGTCTGACGTAACGTATGCTATGCGGACCCCTAGTTTCTTTTGAGTAGGGGTCCTTACTCTATGTATCCGGGTTTTTCTGGGTCGGCCTTTTGAAGCTCTTTTACCTTCGTGCTTTGCGTCGATCAGTATGAAGTTTCCATCATCATCGATAGCCATAATGTCTACCGGGCCTTGCATGTTTACTACTGGGGTAAAAACGTAATACCCTAAATTTATTAAATGGGCTGCAACTATAGCCTCTGCCCTAGCACCTTTTATATGGTTTTTAAAAGACACTGTTTCCCATTAAAAGGGAACCTTTCCTCTGAACATAAATCTTCTAGGATCATTTCTGTCGTAGTCTACGCCAAAAGTACGCCCATCATTATCTGTCAGATTAAGGCCTCCCCCCGTTACTTGACCGCCTGAATAAATGTCTTGATTGTTTTCAGGAGAGGTTACTTGATCCCTGAACCCGTATCCTTGCGCTTTTAGACCTAACATAAAATCTTCTATGGGTATAGCTGTTGACACTTCACCGCTTACCCCAGCACTATTACCCGTCCAATCATTACCGTAATCTTGATTTCCTGA